GTATCTATAACGATGTAAATAATCATTGGTTATTCCAAGGGGAGAACGGTGGTTCTACCTTTATGTACTATAATGGTCAATGGGAAGGAAAAACTGAAAGTGGTTACTTCAGAGCAAGACAATCATTCAGGGCTCCAATCTTCTACGACTTTGATAATACAGGCTACTACGTTGACCCAGCAAGTACATCAAGATTTAATTTAGTTCAAGCCTTAAGATATTACTTACATCATGGCACATCTTATTATATGGATGTTGCTTCAGGTGATTATGCCACAATGGAAGTTGGCGGAACTAGAAACGGCTGGGCAGGATATTCTATTGCCGGTCAATGGAACTTTATGTCAAATGGAGTTTCTGAATGGGGTATCTACAATGACACTGATAATGAATGGGTAATTTATGGTCAAAGAAACAGTTATGTAGATTTAAGATGGAATGGTCAATGGGAAGCACGTACCGAAAACGGTTACTTTAGAGCAAGACAATCGTTTAGAGCTCCTATCTTCTATGACCAAGATGACACAACCTACTTTGGAGACTTCGCATCCCGTTCTAAGTTCAATACATTAGAACTTGGAAACCAAGGTAACTTAACAGGTTCTACTTCATATCCATTAGGAATCTATCATAATAACAGATACTTAATTGGTTTCAGAAACAGCGGTGCTGATGCTAACTATCCTTGGTTAGTCCATGACAATTATAACTTCAATGGAGTTGGAAGTAGGTCTGCATTTATTGTTCACTTCAATGGAATCGGAGACAGAGCACGTATTACTGAAGATGGTAATATGCTTATTGATGGAGAGATGGCTGCCTCCAATTACAACCTCAATGGTGGTAATGAAAACATATCATTGAACCCAGCATACGGTTCAGGTGGCGCCGACTTAATGATGTTTGATATGACTCGTTACTTCGAGGCTCGAGTTATTAAATCATTAGGTGGTTCTGAAGATTTCTTAACTCCAACAACAAGTGAATATGTTAAAAACAGTGACGGTCCATTCGCAGGTAGTTATGTATTAAGAACCTCCTCATATAGAACATTTGATTCTGATTATATTCCAGTTTCTCCTGGTGAAGAAATTTACGGTGAGGTTTCAGCAAGATACATTTCAGGCTCAGGTGGTTTATTATACTTCGGTGTTCGTCGTTACGATAAAGATAAGAGACCTATTGCTTCAAACTCAGGTATTACATACTTTGTCACTGGCGGTAATAATGTAACTCATACTAACTGGGTAACATATCGTGGTCATACAACAATCCCAGAAACACATACACCTTACAGCGGTTCTGATGGCGGTGCTTGTAGATTTGTTAGATTAATTTTATTAGTTAACTATAACAGTGGCGGTGCTCTTAGAGAAATCGGCGGTGTTATGCTCAAGCGTCGTAATGCTGAATCTAATTTATTAGTTGATGATTTAAGAGTACAAGACCAATTGAATGTAGATGGAAATGCATTCATTACAGGTGACTTAACAGTTGATGATATTACTGCTGATGTAATTGATGCAAATATATTCAGAGACCGTGGTAATACTGGATATTATTTAGATCCTGCATCTTCAGGTACATCACTCAATGTTCGTGGTGTAATTCAGAACCCGTCTATTTGGATTAATGACGGTGACAATTATAATAACTATAATGAAAATATTCGACTCTTTGCTCCTGCCGGTAACGGAGTTGCTGTTATCGCATTTAGAGCAACAGGAACAGGTGGAACACCAGATTCTTCAATCTTAGGATATTCTGATAGACACGAAGTTCGCAAAGGCTCGCAATGGCAACAAAGAACATATGTTAACCGTGTAGATTTCGCCGGTGATATTCGTCCTACACTTATGTATGATAGGAATGATACCGGTTATTATGTAGATCCTAACGGTAACTCAAGAATGAACACAGCAACATTTGTCGGAGATGTTAACTTCGATGGTGGTGCAGGTGCGATTGAAATTACAAACTCTGACATTCGTTCAAATGGTAACTCAAACTGGACAGGTAATCCAGGAAGCAGTGTAGGTAAGATTCAAATGCACTCTAACCGTTGGTACATTGTATCTAACGGAAACTCAAATAGAATTGTTCAGTTCAGACAAGATGGCGCTGATAGGTCTTATATTGCGAATGATGGTCGTTTGCATGGGGTTGGTGGTACTGCTTCTCAAGATTGGAGAGCTCCAATCTTCTACGATACAAATGATACCACTTACAGAGTAGATCCTAATGATTATTCGCGTTTAGCTTACTTAGGTATTGGACTTGCCAATGCAGGTAAGAGACTTGATGTAACCGCAGGTCATGGTGATACATCTATTCGACTTAAGTTGGCTGCTTCACAAAATGGTAATGGTACGGGTGAAGTACCACTTCAAATGTGGGTATCAGAACCAGGAAGAACTTGGGAAGGCGCAGGTATTGGTTCTAACGTTGATAATAACCTTAATGCAAATACCAACCAATATTATTTAGGTCGTCCTAATACAAACCTTGGTCAGGCTTATATCAGATTTGAAGGCTCAGGTAACATGGAGTTCTATACAACGAATACATCAGGTACTCGTTATACTGCCATGACAATGAATGTAGGTAATTATATTTATGTTCATAATTACTTACAAGCTGCTAACTCATTAAGAGCTCCAATTTTCTACGATTCAAATAATACAGCTTACTATACGAATCCAGACGGTGATTCTCACATGGTACGATTGCATGTTGAGGATTACATTTATCATAGAGGCGATACAAACACTTATATAAGATTTATAGGTGCAGACGATATGCAGCTTGTTGCTGGTGGTCGTCAGATGATTCGTATGGACGAAGGTGGAAACCCTGATAGATTAAGATTCGTAACAGATAGTAACTGGACAGATTCTGATGGTAATTGGAATATGTCAGGAAGCATTACAGTTGGAAATATTGGTCAGGCAAACGGTTCCTTACGTGCTCCAATCTTCTATGATTCAAACGATACAAATTACTACCTAGATCCTAACAGTACATCAAGACTGAATAATGTAAGAGCAAATTACTTTACGAATGATGGCGCCGTTTCTTCTAACGATCTCTTTGGTTTATATTGGGATTCAGGAAGATCTACTGCGTATGCAATCTATAGAGAAGCTGGTGGTTGGTCTAACCCATACCCAGATATGCGCATTGCTTTCCACACAGGTATTAAGTTTGGTGCTAATGCTGGTTATCAAGGTATGCGTTTCTACACTGACTATGATATGTCAAGTCAGGTTATGTCAATCAATAATGGTTCAGATCCATTAGGTGGCGCTAACGTATATGTTAATAATAACTTACAAGCAGGATCATCGTTAAGAGCTCCAATCTTCTATGATTCGACTGATACATCATACTTCGTACATCCGAACTCTACATCTCAATTATATACACTGAACCTTCGTGGTAACAGATTAGGATTCATTAATAATAACTTTGATGCTGAAATTAGAGTAGACGATAATAACGACGACGGAACTGGTGCAAACTTCACATTCTATGGTGATGGTGTTCAGTACAATGCTCGAGTATTAACAGAAGTATTCTATGCAACTCGACATATGCGTTCAAGTGTTTACTATGACCATGATTCAAATTATTATGGTGACTTTAACTCTGTTTCACATATGAACGATGTTAGAGCAAATATTTTCTACGACAGAAGTAACACCGCTTACTACTTCGGTTCAAGTTCAGGTGATTCAAGATTTAGAAATACAAGAGTAAACAATTTACAAGTTGAAAATGCGGCAACAATCACCTCTGTAAATAATAGTGGTAGAATCTATATGGGAGGAAACTTCCACATAGATGCCCAAAACAGTACTGATTTATACCTCAACTATTACTCAGGTCGAAGAACAAGATCTTACTCACCAGGTCAATATGAATCATTCAGAGTTGATACTGACCGTATCGTATACGCGTTCAGTCAATTCAGAACGCCGATTATGTATGACTACAATGATACTGGTTATTATGTAGATCCTCGTAGTAATACTCGCCTAAACAGATTGTGGGTTCAAGGATATGAAATTAATCGTCCTTGGCAAAATCAATGGTATTCACAAGGTACATATAACTGGAATGGTTCTATTGTTCAATATTACTATATCCTAGTAGGACAATTAAACACAGGTGGTGCAAAAGGTATCTTAGAATATTATGCTAAGTCTGATGTTAACTATTCTACAAACTGTCATGGTAGAATTACAATTAGTTCTTGGAATAACACTTCAATGTCTGTTGAGCACCATACAATGGGTGGTCCAGAAAATGGAGTAAATCCTGTAGCCTATCTTGATACAAGCAGAAGACTTTGGATTAGGTTCCCAGGAAATGTTTGGGATAGCTCATTAAATTGGCATTGGATACAGAGAGATGGTGTTACTGTATATGACGGCTCAACAAGACAATTAAGTGCTCCTGGTGGTATCAGTGCTGAAATTAAACCAGGATATCAGATTAGATTTGGTTCGCAATCAAGCACAAGTGGTACACCAAGCACAACAAGAAACTATTATGGTAATGTAACTGCATACGGTGATATGAGAGCCGACATCTTCTATGATGATAACAATACAGGCTACTATGGAGACTTTGCTTCAACATCAAGAATGAATGAAGTATCAGTCAATAGAACAAATCACTTGAGTGGAGCTCCTGCTTACTTCTATACAAGTTCAGGTAACTTGCGTGGATATATTCGTGCAACTGAATCCAACGATTCTCACTTTGAATTTGCTACATCAGGTGGAGAGGACTTTATCTTCCGTGATGGTGGATTCGGAGGTACTTGGAATCAGATTATTCGTGGTGACGGCCATGTATTAGTATCGTCAAGATTTGATACGCCTATCATGTATGATAGAAATAATACAGGATATTATGCTGACCCAGCAAGTACTTCAAGATTTAATTCATTATTAGCAAATAGATTCTATCCTTGTTACGATAACAATACTGGCATTTATATAGATTACCCAACAGGTAACTATGGTTCAATCCAAGTTAACGGTGGCGGTAAAGGCGGCTGGGAAGGTTATTCAATTAACGGTCGTTATGTGTTCATGTCGGCTGACAGTAGCCAAGTAGGTATCTATAATGATGTTGATAATGAGTGGATGCTTTACGGTGAACGTAATTCTCACTTATACCTATATCACAATGGTCAATGGGAAGCACGTACCGATGCTGGATATTTCCGAATGGAAAGGTCTGGTCGTGCACCAATATTCTATGACCTAAATGATACTGGGTATTACATAGATCCTAACTCAACTGGTGCAACCGCATTAAGAATGAGAGGCGGTGCTTTATTTGGACCTAATAATTCTGGTAGATATCTTTCTATCGGTAAATATGACGGTAGGTATAATAACGAAGCATCAGTCTTTACTACAAACGGTAACTTGCATCTTGATTCTAGGTCAGGTAATAACCTATACTTACAATGGTATGTAGGTGGAACTACTTATGTAAATGGTGCAATTCAAGCCAACATTTACTATGATAGAGATAATACTTCTTATTATAGTAATCATGCTTCTACATCTTACTATAACGATTTAAGAGCAAATATTTTATACGATAGAAATAATACTGCTTACTACTTCGGTTCAGGTTCAGGTGACTTTAGAGGTAATACAGGTCGTGCAACCGAGATGTATACCGATGGTTGGTTCAGAAATTATAATGCAGGTCGTGGTTTATATAACCAAGGTACAGGTCGACATTTCTATAGCCCAGGGTCAACATATTGGCATCTAGACGGTGCAAGTGGTTCAGGTGGTTTAATTATATATGACCGATACCAAGGTTCTCAAGGGGCATCTACAGGACGACGTGGTTATCTCTACTACGATGGTTCAGGCTTCGGTCTATTACACAGCGGTGGCGGTTGGGCCTTAAGAATAAGCCCAGGAAGTACAAGTACTGAACAGTTCGGTGTATCATATATGAATGATGCTCGAGCATATATCTATTACGATAGGAACAATACAGCTTACTACTTCGATGGTGCATCTGCTCATAGTACAAGATTTGAAGGTGTAAGTAATAGAACAATGGCTTGGTTAAATCAGCCAGGACATACAAGAGATAGTGGTGAATATTACAGAGCAAGACCTCGTATAACAGGAGATACCAACTATTGGACTGGTGCGATGGGTTGGGGTCGTCAAGATATGACCAACACCGTTGCCGATTGGGGTTCAGGATTTATTGATTCTTGGAGTAATCCACCTAACCAGCCTTCAGGTACATCTCACTGGGTTGGTGTTCAGGCATATCACTATTCAAATGGTTCAAGCCGATACGGTTGGCAGATGGTTGGTGGACCAATTACCAACTTAAGATTCAGAAGTACTTGGGGTGGATTCCGTTCTTGGAGAACAATTCCTGTTCTTGATGAAAACAGTACTAACGGCGGTTCAATGTATGCAGGCCGTTATTACGATTCAAATAACACTGGATATTACAGTGACCAAGCAAGTACATCAAATTATAACACAATCCAAATTAATGGTACTGTAAGGTTCATGAATTATGGATTGGGTGTTACAGGTACATATACATCCACAAGATTACAAACAATCTTTAATATGGATGACCAGTATTCAATTAATGCTGCAGGTTCTGCAACTCAGAATGCCTACGGTGTATATTGGTCGCATCCAAACGCAGGTTCACTAGGTGGTGCAAATAACCTAAGTGACCACGGTATGTTGATTATTAACAACGGATCGTGGAGAGCTGCTATTGGACCTAGAATTGTCTGTAGAGATGATATGCGTGCTACGTTGTTCTATGATAGAAACAACACAGGTTATTATACTGACCCAGCAAGTACTTCAAACCTTTACAGAATTAATGTTCCTGGGAATCAGATTATTATTCAAGGTGGTTCACCTACCTTATACTTGAGAGATACAAACCATTATACCTCAATGATTCACCAGAACTCTAACATATTCTATGTGTTAAGTGGTAGAAGCAATAATACTACTTCCTGGTCGACGTATAACGGTTATTGGCCAATGACTCTCAGCATGGTGAATAATAATGCTCAGTTTGGTGGTAATATAGCTGCAGTATACAATATCACTGCTTACTCATCAGACGAAAGATTAAAGTCTAACATTAGACCAATTGAAAATGCCCTTGAAAAACTATGTTCATTAAGAGGTGTTACTTTTGATTGGAATGACGAGGCAGAAGCAGCAGGATTCTCGCCGAGAGACAAATATAATGATGTAGGTGTTATTGCTCAAGAAGTTGAAGCAGTATTACCTCAACTTGTATTCCCTGCACCGTTTGATTTACATCAAGGTGATCCAGACGCTGAGTATGTTGAAGGCGAACTTTCTCAAGGAGAATTGTTGGGTACTTCTAAGTCAGGTAAAGATTACAAGACGGTAGAATATGGAAGGCTAACTGCTCTAACAATTGAAGCAATTAAAGAGCAGCAAACCATTATAAATAATCAGCAACAAGAAATCAGCGAACTCAAGTTGATGGTTTCCGAATTGTTGAAAAAGCTGTCATAAACCATTGACATTGGAAATGGTTTTTGATATAATAGTAGAAATATATAAATAGAACTATAACATTAAGTTATTAATAACGGAGAATTAGAAATGGCACTAAGTACAGATTATACTTATGTATGGGAAGTTACTTCTTTGAGAAAAAGAGACGCAGTAAATTCTGAAGGAGCTACTTTAAGTGGCGCAGTTGTCCAAACATATTGGAAAGTGACTGGTACCGACGGAAATGGAAATACAGGTGAGTTCAGTGGAGCTACTCCATTTGACGCATCCAATGTTCCAGCAGGATCTTTTGTTGCATTTGAAGACTTAACTGAAAATACAGTACTAGGTTGGATTCAAGCAGTTGTAAATGCTGACCAAGGATATGCGGATCATATTTCTGACAGAATTGCACATCAAATTGACGAAGCTCAAGTTGAAGATGCAACAATGCCTTGGGCACCTGAAGAAGTAACTCCAGAGTTACCTGAAGATGCACCTGCAGCTGAAGAAGAAGATTCTGAACCTGCACCTGAATAAACCGGAGAGTAATCAATGGTATATTCTTGGAAGGTAATTAAATTAGTTACGCAAGACGTAGTGAATGCGGACGGCGCGACTTTAACCGATGCGGTAACTCGTGTTCAATGGATTAGAACAGGAACTACTGACGACGGTACAAAAGCAGCCGATGTTGTTGGATGGTTTGAGCCATCCGCCGATAATGTAGCCGCATCCGATTTTGTTGCGTATACTGATTTAACAGAAAATACAGTTATAGGATGGTTAGAAGCAGGCTTGGACTCAAGTCTGTTGGCTTCTTATAATAACAGGATTCAAGAAAAGATTAAAGCTGGCGGCGCTGAAGAAAAAGCATTACCCTGGTAATAATAAATAAAATTTTGATTTATATAATGGAGTCAATATGCATGATTTACGTCATCACGGATTGGTGCACTATGCACTGAAACGTGGCGGAAGTATCCACCCAATCACACTACCCAAAGAGTTAACTGGCGAAACCGGGATTATGAATCCTTCTATCTTTTTACATGATGGAAGGATTCTACTCAACGTTCGTCACGTTAATTACACCCTTTACCATTCAGAAGGTAAAAAGTTTCCACATGTTTGGGGTCCTCTTCAATACTTACATCCTGAAAACGATATCAGTTTAACCACATATAATATTATGACCGAACTTAACAGCGATTTAGAAGTTGTTAATGCAGGTAGGATTGACACATCAGAACTTGATACTAAACCAACATGGAATTTTATCGGACTTGAAGATGGTCGTTTATTTAGTTGGGATGATCGTTTATTCCTTTGTGGAGTTCGTCGAGATTGTTATGACGATAAAGGCAAAGGAAGAATGGAGATGCAAGAAATTGAATTCATAGACGGTGTTTGGAAAGAAGTTGCTCGACATCCTATTCCTGCGCCTGGCGATGATGGAACATATTGTGAAAAGAATTGGATGCCTGTGGTTGATATGCCATGGCATTTTGTTAAATGGTCTAATCCTTGTGAGGTTGTTAAATTTGACCCAATCAATAAAAAGACAGAAACAGTTGTCTTAGATGAAGAATCTTATATTGAAAAATCTCCAAGGCTTTGGAGAGATCTTCGTGGAGGTACTCAGGTTTATCCTCTAAACGGAGGTCGACATATGTGTCTTACTCATGAAGTTGATTTAACAAAAGATGTGTTTGGTCGTAAAGACGGACACTATAATCATAGAGTACTTGTATGGGATAAAGATTGGAAACTTGAACATTTTACAAAAGACTTCCATTTTCTAGGTACTCAAATTTGCCACACAACAGGAAACGAATTTAATATTGAGTTTGCTACAGGTATGGTATTCTTAGAAGATTCCATTGTAATATCGTTTGGATATCAAGACAATGGTACATTCTTATTGAAGATGCCGATTGATGTATTTTGGGATTTTGTGAAAAGAGGATAATATGAAACTACAACAAATATTAGAAGCTCATATCATGGATCCTAAGAATCCATATTTGTGTTATGATTTAGCAAAAGCATATGATGCAGAAGAACAAGGAGCAATGGCAGTATCCTTGTATTTAAAATCAGCTGATTTATCTGATGATAAACAACTTCAGTATAAATGTATGATTGGTATTTCTCGATGTTATGATAGACAAAGAGATAGAGGATTTACTGTAAAGGGTGCATTACTTGATGCTGTTGCTTTACTTCCTGAAAGACCTGAAGCGCATTATCTATTATGTAAGTATTACGAAAATAGTAAAGAACAAGAAAAGTGGAAATGTTGTTTAATGCATGCTAATTTAGGATTACTTTCAAAAGACGGATTTGAAAATTGTGAATTAGGATTTCCTGGTGAAGTATATTTAGAATATTATCGAGCATTAGCGACGTGGTATATTGGCGGTCAACAAAATGCAAAACAACTTTTCTTTGATTTAAAACATAAGAGAGTTCTTAAACCTTCATTAAAAGAAAAAGTTGACCAAGCATTAGATAAGATCTTTCATCCTGACATTGTTCCTTATAAAGGTGATGACTTTGAAAGATTTAAATTCCTATTCCCAGGTTTAGAAAGTATATACATTAATCACTCAAAGCATTTTCAAGATATGTTTGTCTTATCTGCGTTTAACGGAAAGAAGAATGGTACATATTTAGAAATTGGTTCAGGCGGCCCATTTGTCCATAACAATACTGCACTGCTTGAAACTGAATATGATTGGAAAGGTATTTCTGTTGATAACGATCCTGGTCTCTGTTATCATTTTTCAGAGAAAAGAAGAAACACTGTAATCTGTGCCGATGCAACTGAAATTGATTATTATGATTTATTTGATAAGCACTGCATTACTTCCAATATTGATTACTTACAAATTGATTGTGATGATGTCTCAATTTCAGTATTAGAGAAAATGCCATTTGATAGATTCAAGTTTGGTGTCATTACTTTTGAACACGATGCATATCGTTTAGGTGCTGAAAAGAAAGCAGCAGCAAAAGCAATCCTAGAAAAACACGGATATAAATTAGCAGTTCCAAATCTTTCGTTTGCACCAGGTTACGCATATGAAGATTGGTATTATCATCCTGATGTAGTAGAATTACCTAAGGAAATGATCTCACATAAAGAAATGAATTATGTATGGGATTATTTTATGGAAGAGCTATGATTACAGTAGTTGCTACAGGAGGCTTTGACCCAATACATTCAGGACATATTAAATACCTAGAGTCAGCCGCTACTTATGGTATGAGATTAGTTGTTGGAGTAAATTCAGACAGTTGGTTAAAACGAAAGAAAGGTCGATACTTTATGCCTTTTGAAGAACGTGCTTCTATTGTTAAAGCACTAAGTTGTGTAGACGAAGTTTTATCATTTGACGATAAGGATGGAAGCGCCATACACTGTCTAGAGCAAGTTAAAACATTATACCCTAATGATACAATTATATTTGTAAATGGTGGTGATAGAACGTCAGACAACATCCCTGAGATGGCAGTTGAAGGAATTGATTTTGAGTTCGGTGTTGGCGGCGAAGATAAAAGAAATTCTTCAAGTTGGATATTAAAAGAATGGTCACAACCTACAGTCAACAGACAATGGGGATCTTATACTGTATTACATACAAACGGTAAATGGCAAGTAAAAGAATTATCATTTGACCCAGGAAATTCTTTAAGTGACCAAAGACATGAACATAGGTCAGAACATTGGCATGTGGTTGATGGTGCTATACTTATGGAATTAGATTACGGTATGAGAAAGAAAGAATCTCGAGTATACTGGGCAGGTCAAAGTATTGATATTCCAAAAGGTGTTTGGCACAAAGCAACAAACGTAGGAACAGAACCTGCGAAAGTAATTGAAGTATGGCTTGGAGATTACCTATCTGAAAATGACATAGAACGCCGTGACTAATGTATAAATAAAACTATACAATTATATTAACTGCTAATAGTCAGGAGACGAAGATGGCAATTAAAGTCGGCGGTGTTTCCGTCATCAACAATTCTATAGAGTTAGAAAATCTATCCGGAGCCTCTGGAACTTTTTCTGATTTTCACCCATCCAGAACGTTACGAACATCTGCGGCAACTCTTAACCTTTCTATGTTGGATCCTGTTCAACAAGTTGATATGACAAGTAATGTTGCTTTCACAATTACAGATAAAAATTTCGGTAGAGATGCAACTTTAATTTTAGATACAACAGCAACTCCTTACACACCATCTTTTGACTCTGCAGTAGAATTTCCCGGAGGAGAACCTACTTGGTCTACTTACAGGCATTGGGTTATTACCTTTTTATGTTGGAATAGTACTAATGTAAGAGCAACTGCTATTGGGTATGCTGACCCAGGTACTGCTTCAACAAACTTACCTTCTACATTTTCTCAAGATTCAAACTTTGATACTTGGCAAGTAGTCAATTCAACTACAAATCCTCAATGTTGGTGTGCGGTATCATTTGAGCATGAACCTAGTAATAATAGAATTAAAGTAGGTTGGTGGAGTGGTGATTCTACAGCAATGTCTTCCACTCAATATACTTACGTTAATTATACTGGGTTAACAAACATTACCTCGTGTCAGTTCCAATACAATGTTGGTGGTCAATCTTGCTCAGGAATGTGTACTGGGTATAGTTCAGGTCCTACTCCTCCAGACGATGGATATAGTTCAGGTACTTATTATAACGGGTTCGTAAGATTTTGGTGGGTTGCTGAAGCAAACAGTACTACAACTAACACATCCACATCAGCAACATTTGATAGTGCAAATCCGGATTTTCGCATTAGAATTATATGCGACCAAGGAACATTATATTCAACTTGCGAATTAACTGCTACGAAGAGTAATAGTATATTATGTCAAGCAAGTTACGGAACACAGAAGAGCGTATAAGATATGGCAATTAAAATAGCAACAACAGAAGTAATCACAGATTTATTAAAGATTCAAAATTTTGGGTCTTTAAGTGGAACATATTCATCCTTTTATCCTAATGCTGACAATATCACAACCGTGATTGATATGAACAAGCCTATTATGAAAGCTACACTTTCTGCGGCCACAACTTTCACTGCAAGCAATTTATCAACAGGTAGAACGGCAATATTGCTTTTGGATTTAAGTGCATCTGGATATGCGCCAACTTTTCCTTCAAGCTTTAAATGGGTAAACGATACTCAACCATCTTGGACAGGTACAAGATATTGGCAATTAGGATTGACCGCTTGGGATGGTAACACTGTAAGAGTGGTCGCAACAGGATATAGTGGTTCAGGTGCCCCCGCAGCAACAGTAGATTTAGGCGGAACAATCAATACATATTCCTCAGGTAATGGTTTGGGTGGATACGCAAGAACAACTTTTGCTATCGGATCTTCAGGAACAATTGCTACTTCAGGTACGGGTACTGGTGGTGCAACTACTGGTGCTGTATCTAGGACGTGGTTACTTTCAGGTAGTGCAAGTGATTATCAAATTAAGTGGGATGGTACAGGTGATACGAGTTATTTAATTTCAAACTCTGGTTTAGGAACATGGTTGAATGGCGGTGTAAACTTATCTTGGGTTCTTGAAGAAGATGATAATGATTCAGTTATTAGGTCTGTATCAGGTACTTTATCAATCAGAGATACTGCCACATCAACAGTACAAGATACGGTATCAGTCACAATATCAGCAGACTTCTCACCATAAGGAATGAATAATGACAGTAGAATATAAAAAAGATATTATAGACAACGGGACAATTAGTTATCAGTTCTTTGTAAAGAACACAGTTGATAATGAAATTGAAGAAGTGTGGATGATAGCTCCGTATCATGGGGATAAAGCATTAGACCAAGTTGAGTTTGATAAATGCAGAGAAAAGTTAGGATTGACAAATGGCGATTAAAGTAAGCAATAATATTGTAATTGATGACGACTTCACAGTAAATAACGTTCAGGATACAAGTGGGTTTTATGATGATCTTCACGCTATAGCTACAGCAACAACAAACAACATTAATTTTACAACTCCAATTATGACTTGTACTTTAAGTGCTGCTACAACATTTACGGTATCAAGTGGAGCAACAGGTAAAACTTGTATGTTGCTTTTAGATACATCTTCGGTTCCTTATGCTCCAACATGGCCTTCAGATGTTAATTGGGAAAACAATACAGAACCAACATGGAGTGATTATCAACATTGGCAAATTACTTTCTTGTATGTTGACACAAATGATATTCGTGCATCGGCCGTAGGATTTACAGGTACTACTCCAACAGAATCAGTTTCATTACACGGAACAGGTAATGCTGCTGGTGGTTCTAACGCTGATTCTACATCCTCATCTATGCCGCCTACAGCAGATTGTATTTGTGGTATGAGGTTTAAGGCTGATGGAAATATTGAAAAATATACGAATGGTGTTGCTCAAGGACAAACTGGATATTGGACATATAGTACATCTAAGTGGAATAATATTACACCTTCACAAACATATTATATTAGAGCATCAAACGATAATGGAAATCTGACTTTCCCAATGACTCTTAGCACGTCTTACAGTTCTTCATTAAATACGTGGGTTGCGTTAACAAGCTCCCCGCAGTTTAGGTATGAAGTTGGTGGGCCACGAAGTCAGGTAGGTACAAGAGAAGGATTGATGAAAATAGAAATTGCGTCTGACTCAGGTGGTTCTAATATTGTAGCAACAGGTTATTATTATTGGGAAGTCAACGGAACAGCATAAGAGGAAAGATATGAGTTTATCACATTCATTCAATACAATCGCAGGCGGTAAGAATACGGCAGGTACAGGTGGTGTAGGAGGTCTTGAATACCCAACTATAGGAGAAAACATTTACGATAAAGAGAATCCGAATGATACTGCTGAAATTGTTATGTTTGCTTTAGGTACTGACGGCGATGCTGCATCTGCAGATGCTGATGCTTACTTTGACTTTTATTATGACCCAATCTTTGGTGGCTTTGTAGCTAAAACTACAGATAACGGTTCAGGCGCAAGTGGAAGCGGATCACTTTATGAAGACGAGGATGTTGAGTATTACCCGGTTGGTGGAGGTACTGGTACTTTTAATGGTAGCTCACGTATTCATTATGCGAATGATTCCGCGATTAGCGGACAGACTTATCCTGGCCCAATAGATTCTATTAAACTTGTTCATTCTAAAACAACTGTTCAAGATTTAAACACTACAACCGAAACTTTTACTATGAACAGATATCATTATTCTGGTACAGGAGCTCCAGCAACAATAGGTACTTATACAAATGATACTTGGTTTTCTGTTCATAACATTGGCGGGCAGTCAGGTATTGATGTACCAACTGATGGTGTTGGTATAAGAGTTAGAATGAGAAATCAAACATCAACTTCAGGAAACGAATCAGCAAGATTACAAACAGACCATGTAATAGAATGTTGGGTAAAACTTTCTGGACATGATGATACAAAAGTATTTGAATATAAGCTTGGTCTTGTATCAAGGTCGGATTCAACTTTCTAAGGTAATATAAATAGTATAAAGAGTAAAGAATATGGCACAACCAACAACAAGACAAGAATTCAAAGATTGGGTACTTCGTAAACTCGGAGCACCTGTCATTGATATTAATGTGTCAGATGAACAAGTTGATGATCGTATTGACGAAGCAGTAGATTATTGGAGAGATTATCATTACAACGGAAGTCAGCTTGTTTACTTAAAACACCAGATTACGCAAGAAAACAAAGATAATGGATATATTGATTTACCAGCAGGTCTTCTTGGTATTTCAGGTATCTTTAATATGCAGTCAAGTATTTCAACTGGCTCAGGTATCTTTAATGTTCAATATCAATTCGTTTTAAACAATCTTGAAGACATCACTGGATATAATATCACAAACTATTATATGTCCATGTCTCATCTAGAGTTCTTACAAGAAATGCTCGTAGGTAAACCTATGGTTCGTTATAATAAACATGTAAATAGGTTATACCTTGATACAGACCCAGGATTACTTGTAGTAGGTGAATACCTTATCATTGAAGCATACGATGTAATTGACCCGTCTACTTATGCGGATGTATGGTCAGATCGTTGGTTACAGAATTATGCATCATGTTTAGTTAAAGAACAATGGGGTTCAAACCTAACCAAGTTTACAGGTATGCAACTTGTAGGCGGTGTTACATTCAATGGAGAACAAATACTTTCCGATGCGAAGGAAGAGAGGAGATTAATGGAAGAAGAAGCAGTGCAAAATTTACAACCTCTCAGTTATAACTATATCGGATAAGTAATGGCAACCAACACATTCTTCAACAATTACGCTCGAGTTTCAGAGCAATCACTGATTGATGATTTAGTAATTGAATCTATCAAGCAGTATGGTGTTGATGTCATTTATATCAGTAGAGCAATTAAAGGCAGAGACTCAATCTTTAACGAAGATGATTTCCCTGTCTATAACGAAACTTTTGAATTTGAAACCTATGTTAAAAATATGGAAGGTTTTGAAGGAGAAGGAGACTTCCTATCTAAGTTCGGATTACAAATAAGAGATACGTTAACACTTACAGTTGCTAACAGAACTTTTGAAAGACATGTGACTCGAGAGGTAGTGGAGCTGGCCCGCCCGAGGGAAGGTGATTTGATTTACTTCCCATTAAATGAAAAGATGTTTGAAATTAAGTATGTTGAACATGAAAGTATATTCTATCAAATGGGACAAACACAAGTATTTGATATGCAGTGTGAATTGATTGAATATGCAAATCAGAAGTTTGATACAGGAAGATCTGAGATTGATAATTACTTTGCAGATTATAATACAGATGTATACGTTTCTAATACAGTTACACTAAATGCACTTGCACAAGTCGATGATAACGCAGGCAACCTTACGTTTGAAATGGAAGCCGATGGTATTATTGATTTCTCAGAGGTGGATCCATTTAGTGAAAATATACAAATAAGTGACTCATAATGGCAATAGCAAATTACTTTTACAATTCGACGATTCGTAAATATGTTGCCTTATTTGGTACATACTTTAATCAGTTGGAAGTTCGTAGAACAAGTACTGATGGGACTCTCAATCAGAGACAGATTGTACCTATTTCTTATGGACCATATCAGAAGATTTTAGCAAGACTTGACCAAGATCCTAATATTCAAGGTGGCGCAAGTTTTGATGCTCAAGGAAATGTAGCAGCAGGACAACCTTATGCTATGACATTACCTCGTATGGCATTTGAGCTTACAAGTTTTACTTATGATACTGAAAGAAAAGTTGCTCCGACAAGAAAAATAAGAAAGACAGTTGTTGATGAAGAAAACGGCAGTCGTAGATTTGTATATGCAGGTACTCCATATAATATGGGATTCAGTTTATACATTATGGCAAAGTATAACGAAGATGCCGTTAAATTATTAGAACAAATTTTACCGTTCTTCAATCCAGAATTTACAAGTACAGTAAGATTGATTGAAGGATTAGAACCGATTGATGTACCACTTATTTTAAGTGATGTTCAATCAGAGGACATATACGAAGAAGCCTTTACACAAAGACGTAGTATTTTATATACACTAAACTTTAATATGAAAGGTTGGTTCTTCGGTCCTGAAAGAGATAAGGAAGTTATAAGATTTATTGATACAAGATATGCTACTGACACTGTTGCCAATACTTCGTTTGAAGAGTTCCAAACAATTCAACCTGGTATGACAGCAAATAATGTAGCAACATCTGATATCACTCAAACCGTTGACTTTAGTTTAATTGAATTTGATGACGACTGGGATTATATCGAACAGATATCAGATACTGAACCCAGTTAATTTAGGAATATAATATTATGAAAATTGGATTTACTTGTAGTAGCTTTGACCTACTTCATGCAGGACATGTTCAAATGCTGAGAGATGCAAAAGAACAGTGTGATTATTTAATGGTAGGATTACAAATGGATCCTTCTATTGACCGACCGAAAGAAAAGAACCCTCCTATTCAAACTATCGTTGAAAGATATACGCAATTGAAAGCAGTAAGTTATGTTGATGAAATCATTCCTTATAAAACAGAACAAGACTTAATTGATATATTAGAATTATATACAATTCATGTTCGTATCCTAGGTGAAGAATATCGTAATAAAGAATTTACAGGAAAAGATATTTGTCAAAAGAAAAGTATTGAACTATTTTTCAATCAAAGAGATCACCGTTTTAGTACATCAGGTTTAAGAAAATCTTGTGCCTGGGTTAACAGAGACGGCGATTGGAAGATGACCGCGGAAGGATAAATAATATTATGACTGATGATAAAATAGCACAAGCACTTAATATGAGACCTTTGGACGAAGCTGAAGAAGAAAGACAAGAAGCTTTGGATAGATTAAATCCGGACAAACTTCCTGACCTTCCATTAAATTCTTTTTCAACTAACGAAGATGCTGAACTTGCAGAAAGTGTAGATAATGTAAAGAATCTGCCGCAGGAAAGTGTAGCTCAAGTTCCTGCTGTTATAAGTAAAGAAGCAGCAGAAAATTTAAAAGATATTGAATTAGCAAAACAAAACATTGAGAATATTATTAATCTTGGTGATGATGCAGTTAAAGAGATGACATCAATTGCGAAACAATCTGAATCTCCTCGAGCATTTGAGGTTGTATCTACATTAATGAAAACATTACTCGACGCAAACAAAGATTATGTTGAAATGTCAACAAAGAAAAGATATGCTAAAGAAGAAGAGACAGGTCCTTCCACACAGGTTACGAATAATAATTTAATAGTTTCTACCGCCGATTTATTAAAGATGATTAAAGGCGATAATAACGAATGATAGACCGCGGATACTTAGGTAATTCATATCTCAAAAAGGTAGGAGAACAAATTGAGTTCACTCCTGAAATGCTTAAGGAGTATATGAAGTGTGCCGAGGATC